ATCAGCAAAATCGCCTGCACCTTGATTCGTTCCGTCTGTGACTACTGACTTGATGGATGCAAAAAATTCTGTACGCTCACCTGGTTTAGAAGGCGTGCCTGTCTTTAGGTAGTTTCCTGCATCGAAATATTTGCCGGATGGCGCACTAAATTTTATTAGTGAGCCAGGGCTTATATATTGTCTAGTGCTACCTACATATCCACCTATCTGCTGTGGATCACCAGAGCCGTTGGTAAAATAACCAGTGGTTAGGTTTGTACCTACAGAGCTTTGGTGCCAGTAAAAATCTGACGATGTATAACGTGTAAACTTCTCATAATAGAAGTTAGACATCTCCTTGCTCTGTAGCTTGTTTGCTACATCTACACGAATAATGTTTATAATGTCGTTGGTATTGGCAAAACTAAAAGAGAAGTTTTCAATTAGTTCGTCTGAATAGAACCAACCGTCTTCACCATAAATGTTTGTGCTGGAATATTTTCCAGTGCTGTCAATAACATCAAGATAACGACTAATACCACTACTAGTTCTATTAACAGCCTTAACCTTAACTATGTTGCTAAATGCAGTAAATGGGAAAATATTATAATCTTCACCCGTAACAATACGGTTCTGTGTGTAGTATTGCTGTGGAGCTTTTTGTTTAATTTCTTCCAGAGTTTCTCTAGCACTTGCATTTGTAACCGTACCTTGCAGACTGACAGACAAAGTCAAAGTTTCTGTTCTGCTAGTTTTACTAGTGTAATTCATTGTTACTTGAACACCCTGCATTTCATCAGGAGAGATCTTGTAGGATAAACCTGCACTAGTTCTGTAATAAATTCTAAATGTACCTTGTGGGATTTCAGCGAACACACCATCACCAAATACTAAGTCTAGTTGATCGTTAGTCTTGGTTATAATCTGATATATTTTTCTGTTGGTCTGATTTAGGTTGTTGTAGGCGATGTTAGTACCGGTAATTGCTGGTACTGCTGTCCATGTTTCATAAGGAGTACCGTTAGTATCTAATTTGTAGATCCATACATCTGTATTATTGATTCCGGAAATATCTATACTTACTACACGGTTGGGTATTGTCTCATCTAACGTAAAGTCTTGAAATCCCAAAGATCCCTGTTTAAAGTATAAAAAGAATCCAGTGTTGGCACTGTTGTTTCCAAGTCCGTCGTTGCGTCCAATAATATTAAAAGAAGAAGAGGGCTTTGGTGGGGATTCGTATAAATTGCTACTACCAATGGATGTTGCACCTGCGATTTCAAATGGCAAATCATTTCCATCAACCAGTTTGTTAAAAGGAAATACAGGTGGTGTTTGTGTCTGTGATAGATTTACTTCATACTCGTCAGTCTTGACGCCGTTAATTCGTGTGCTGTTTCCGGGTCTACCAATACGTTGTGCTGATGCTAGAGCGGCATTTACTACTGTTAGATATTGCTCTTGCCAGTTTTCATTAGTACGGTCGTTCCAGTTAACTGTTACACCACTTAGGTTTAAACCGTTGCTGTCGACAACGGGTTCTGTTGTTCTAACACTTAAAATTTTCAATAATCCGCTGGCTGCGATATTACGTTTGGGAGTGTAGTTAATTAACTTGGCTAACCTCAGTATACTTTCTCTACGTTCAGCTGTGTCAATAAAGTTTTCACGAGCGTTCAAGTCTCCCCTAAATGCCAAACCCTGCCCAAGGAAAGCAATTAAGTCAATAAGAGCAATAAATTCTGAACTTTCAATAAAGTCATTGAAATCTTCGGGATAGTACAGTCTCAGATAGTCTACCATGGACTTTCTAAGCGTTTCAAAGTCATAACTTTGAAAGTCAGCTTCTTTAAAAGTCTGATAGATTTTTTTCCAGTCTTCTGCGACCAGTAGAGAGTTTTGTCTAGTAGTTATAGCCATTGTTTTTAATCCGTATACCCAGTATTTATCGGATTAAAAAAGTGCTATTATATCTCAGTTATAGTCTGTGTTTCAGTTTCAAATGCTAGACGCAGGGATACAGGTGCAAGTGCCCCCGTGTACAGTATATCCATGCTAACTTGAATACCCTTTTCAAAGTCCTCAACATCGATGTTTTGAACTTGCAGTCTGGGGTCATAATTTGCAATGCGGGCCAATTCAGTCACAATGTCTGATCTAAGTGAGTCTGACATGTTTTCAAACAACAGATCCCAAATAGTAGTTCCAAAATTAGCATCCATGAGTTTTTCACCTTGACGGATGTGTAGGTGATTAATAAAATCCTGTTTGGCTAGTTCAAAATCAGTTAATCTAAATCTGAACTTTCTGCCTACTGTACTGAAACCTTTGTATGATGCCATAACTATATTTACCTTACGCTGTCATGCTGTCTACTGCGGCTTTGCCCTGAGCAAAATACTGCTCACCTGTTGTGCCGTACGCATCTGAACCACCTAATCCGTTGCGCCACTTCTTTGCGCCGCCTGGACCTAGCAAGTGGGCACACTTAACCAATCCCGCAACTGTTGCCGCATCATCACCATTTCTAACTGCATCTATCTTCACCATGGTTTTATAATTTCTCAGTGAATAGTTATACATGGCAGCTTCCTGTACACCCTTGCTGGCTAACCAGTCTGCTTGTGAGTTTATACCATCTTTGCCACTCCAGACATTTGGATTGTCTAATGCAGAATTTTTCTTATAGGTCGCCCAAGAGCCTGATTTAACATATCCCATGTCTTCCAACGCAGCCATGCCAAACTGATACTTACCAGAGTAACCCAAACTATTAACAGCAGTATAGGACCCACCGCTTTCTGTTTTTGCTATTGATGCAAACAATGTCTTAACCTGCTCGGCACTCATAGGTCCTATTGGTCCAGGGGCGGCAGGTTGTGTGTTTAGTACGTCACCAAATGGCGAGTAACTAACTGTTGGTCTTCCTGCTAGTGTTTTAACTTCGTCGTATGTACTGTCAGAATCGTTAGGTTGAGTGCTGACAACCTGTTCATATGTTGCGCCGCCTAGTGTTGTGTCTATTTCAACTTCACTGGTTGTGCCGTCTGGGCGCTTCCAGGGTTCTGCATCTGGTACAATACCTATAGGTTTATTTGCGGATGGCGTGCGGACAGTCGTACTAAATCCTGAGTTTAATAATATCTTGTCGCCCACTAGGCTTAATTGCCCACTCATGCTCATAGTTGTTGTAGTACCGGCGATTTTAAAATTGTTTGCGCCAATGTTCATACCAACTTGTGCTGTTTGTGTTATGTCATTGCCTGCTGACACATTAAAGTTTAAGCCCGTTTCGATGTTTGTGGATGCTCTAGATGTTAGATTGATTACAGGTGCTTCTACGTTGAAGGCAGTGTCACTTTTAAAATTAATTGCTCCACCACTATGTACACTAAAGTCTGCTTCTGTATAGGCACGTATGCTTCCATCTGCGCCCATTTCAATCCAGTTTTTACCAGTAGCGTTGATAATGTAGATGATACCTGCGCTATCGTTCATCATTATCTGATGTCCGGCGCTGGTGCGTATACGTACTAGGTTATCTTTGTCATCAGCATCACCATCGTCCATGACCAGAGAGTGACCTCCCTTGCGTAGCCATACTTCTGCGGGATTATCTTGACTGCCTATAATCTTTCTACCCGGTGTGCTGAATCCATAAACAGCACTGGGACTTTCTCTCTGACTGCTACTGCTGATTACACCACGTACCTTGTCGTTGACAAGTCCTTGTCTGCTTAAATTTTCTAATTGTACTGCATGCACAGGATGTTGCACATTGACAGGATCGGCAGCAAGAGCATCAGACTGTATATTGTCGTTAAACTCAACTACTGGCAAGTATTCTGCGCCGTTAGCCTGTAGTAATTGATCCTGTGTCAGCGTCTCAACTTTTGCCCTTTTGTTGCCTGCAAGTCCTGGTACCATGTAGTGCGAAGTGCCATCTGGGATACAGCCAATGTAATAACCTCTGTTGGGGTCACCATTAATAAAAATACAGATAACCAATACGCCTATATCAGGCGGGGTCATCCACATACCATAACTTTCTTTGGTAGCACCGTACTCGTTAACATCGTGTCCCAAGACTGCTTGGTTGGTCATACCAAAATATGGACTACTATAGGTCACTGTACGCCAGTTTTGTGGTTCATTTTCATCGCCAGATGCTAACTCTGGAATGTAGACTTGTAGGCGACCCAACTTGGCAGGGTCTACGTTGTTTTTAATTTTACCAATAAATGGACCCGGATCTAAATTGGTACCGTTGGTTAAGTCGTTTCTTGCAAAGTCTGCAGGCTTGGTGCCAAATCTATAATCTACTGCCATTGATGTTCCTTAATTTTTTGTCTGTGGTGGTCCAGACAACTCTTCTTGAATTTCTCTTCTTCCTGTAGCAGGGTTATATGCAACTCTTACCCAGCCCAAGTTAGGATCGTTATCCACGTACACCGTGAGCTCACCAGTCTTAGTTGCATTTGCTACTGCATTAACAGCATCCTGTGTCGCGACAGGGACAACTGTAGTCTTACCAGTAGGATCTTTAAACTGGTATATACCATCATCTATTTTAGTGGTACCTTCTGGTGTTACCGACACTGTCTTGGGTATATTAGTGTTAGCAGGTTGTGTTTGTACAGGCGGCTGATTAGTCTCCTCAGCTATGGGAGCTGTCTCTGCTGTTTCATTGACTTCTTTTAATTTTTCATTTTCTGCTTCTTCAGCGGTGCTAACATTTGCATCATCCACTGCCGGCTCAGCTGGCTCTACTTTTTCTGATACTATTTCATTGGCAACTGTCGTAGTAGAAGGTGCAGCCTGTGTTTCAGAAGCAATCGCATCTGTTCTTTGTACATCGTAGGCATTACGACTGATGGTCACATTAGTTAGTGACTTAGATATAGGTTTGTCTTCTGTTAGCTCAGTCTCAAAATCATAGTCTCCAGGAGCAAAAATTCTCACTGCACTCAACTTCTGTGTAAACTGTCCACCTGCAAAGTTATTTTCAACTGTTGTGACTCTGTATAAACCACTAAACTTGCTGGTGGTAGATTTTTTAACCAGTCCCGTTTCATCGTCAATATCTGTTGGGGTCTTGAATGTAACTCTAATATAGACATCACCTGTATCCATAGGAATACTGTTGTTCAAAGAGGCAGGATCGGTATTGGCGCCTGAGAAGATATCATCCTGTTTAATAAAATCAGGATCGCCTACAATTTTTAAATTTAATGCTACTAGGTCACCACTTGGTTTTGCAAATAAAAGTTCTTGCAAATCTGCTGTCAATGCTGACATAGCATCACGTTTGTTGCCTGCACCTGCTGTTGCACTATTTTGTCCAGACTGCGTTTGTCTTGGAACATTTACTAAATTTTCTTTATTGTACTCTGCAGGAATTTCCTGAGCGCCACCAGATTGTTCGGTTGCGGCAGAACCTGTAGATGACAGTTTTGCTAAATCTGTTGTTATAGCCACATAGTACTGCGTGTTAAAATCTAAATTAAAATCTAATACTTCGGTGTTTTGGCCTGTAAAAATATAATCGTACCTTTTGATTGGATCTGGTACTTTCTTTGGTACGTAGGGATAAGGATTATATTGAATCTCATAAGGCACTACATAATAAGTTATGTCCTTGGCATAGGTATTACGTGTGTAGTCAAAATCTTTTAGTTTAACTTCAGGTATAACTTTCCACCACTTTAGTGACTTTTTATTTTTATCTAGAATTTCAGCCAATTGCTGTGGATTTTTTTGTAACAACGAAGCAGGTTCACTGTAGGGGAATTGCTTTATAAAGTATTCACTGTTTCTAATAATAGTGTTCAGTTCTTTTAGCAGTGATGATCCAGCGTTGACATTGCTGGTTATCGCTTCATATTGTATTGTTGTCTTTTGTGTATCAAATGCATTTCGGCTAACTGTTGGCTGATTATTTCCTATTACTCGAGGATCTGATGCCGCCGTTCTCCTACCACTAGCGTCCTGCATTGGGGTGTTTGTAATCTGTGCTTTTTCCTTGGCTGTGATTGAAGACAATTTAGCAGATCCTATATCTGGATGGAATACTATGTCGTAAGAGTCAGGTATATATTTGTTATTTGACTTTCGCTGGCTAACTTCGTATTTGTTCACTGCTGAGCACCAGCTTTGTGCATATCTAAATGTTGATGTGATCACACCCGGATCGGCTGTATCCTCACCTGTGCGTGTAGTTGTACTTCCCGGGGTAGATGAAAAATAATCTTCCACAGTTGTCGCAGTAATAGACATTGAAATTGGCGCTGTGGCATGAGATGCATTAAATGCCTGATGACTATAGGGCACAGCCTGAATCTTATAAACTGTTCCTTTTTCATTTACACTAAATTGCACTGATGTAAATTTTATGGGCACATATTTGGTGTGATTAGGTATAGATTCAATGTTGCCATCATCGTCATATCCCACAAAGTCTATCTGCAGGGCATAGACCATTTCAAGATAGTTTTTATAACTAGTTGTAAGACTGCTTTTAATCAAGCGTTCAATCAACGTTAATCCATAGGGTTCTATAACATCAAAGGTGACTGTCACAGCATTGGCGCCTTGTGTGTAGGCGTGTAACCCAATAACTGTATCCATCTTAAGATTATCTATATAAAAATCTTCACTCCACTCTGGATTTCTCACACCTGCTTCAGAATATTTGCCAGCACTGGCAATCAAGACATTGTCTGACTTAAAGGCAACTTTACCCTTGTCAAAAGCGGCAGAGTCAACCAACTGGCTGTAGGTATCCTTGTTTAGTAGGTGCAGTGTGACTAGGTAAGTGTAACTATTGTAGTCACGTAGTGGGTTAGGTTTTGTTGGTGTTGGTTTTCTAGAGCCAGCTATATCCACAACAAAACCCTTGTCTTGTTTTTCTGGTTCGGGTGCTGGAATATATCCAGGGTCTGCTGTATCGGCACCAGTACTTACTGTGACGTTAGTATTCGCAGGAGCATCGTCTGTTGGCACACCAGTATCATCGGTCGCTACAGTATCTTCCGCTGTTTCTATATTGTT